GTCACCATGACGGCTACTCCGATCAAAGCTACTTATATTCGTTCTTGTCTCATAAGAGAGCGTGTGATACATTGGATGACACTTAACCCATTCTAGGAAGTCTTCGCAGAACATGTACACATCATTGTCTGTAGGTACTGTATGGTGGTAAGAAATAACCAGTTCAACCTGTTTGTCTAATCCACGTTTCTTAGACTGATAAAGAAACTTGTCAAACATTTTTTTGTGGTTCCAGACCATACCAGTCTCAGTTATCCGACGTTTAAGAAAGTCCGGCATTAAATCATTGTCTACAATGAAACTTGTCGAGTGCAGTGATGGAAGAATTGGGTCACCTTTAATACCGAGATCCTTGATTATTTCATCAATTTTCGCAACATTTGGATGATTCTTCAAGAATACATAAGCATCATCACCATATAGCTCGAAGTCCATGTAGTTAGCATAAGCTGGTCCATATATTTTAAAACCGATTAAACACCAGTAGATTGAATTTACATCGCAATTTACTAGAGTTCCAAGTGCGTGCCCAGAAGGCTGTCCACGATTTAGCTCAACAACAACACCTCCAGCCAATACTAAGAACTTAGTAATGACTGAAGACATAATGAAGTAAGCATAATTATCATGGAACCGGTCATTTGGAAAACCAGCCGTAATAATGGCAGTTGCTACTTTTAGGAAAGAAGTATTTTCATTAGAGTCGAATTTTTCCCAGTCAGCTGCGAGTACGAAATCATACTCATGCATCCGGTCCTTCAACTTAGTATATTTATCTGCATTGGGCTCACCAAACAGATTAAACCTTTTCCCTTCCGGCTCACGGTGAAAAGCAGCTGTCAACTGTTGTGCAGCGAACATTAAGAGATATTTAGCCGGGGCCTCACACGTCATTATAACTCGTGTACCATCCTCTTTTGGAATGTCAGTCTCGTTAATCTTTATGTCTTTCTCCCGTCCTAAAACACTCCATAAGTACATGTTCTTAATTGGATATTCGAACAGGCGCCTATGTAGACGAGATGCAACTAAGCGAGCAGACCTATCTATTGCTAGATAGTCTTCACCAAAGAGCTGGCGACAATAGTGTCCAGCAAAGGCTTTAGGTTTAGTTCGTAAGAGTGTGAATATTCCCCTAGTATCTGAGAGATCAACTGAAGGAGACTTAAACCACTTGTAGTTCGACATTTCTAGAATGTCAATAATAGCTTTCTCAGTCCACTCAGACTGGTCGTTGTCACGAAGAAAGTTCTTTAAGTGTAAACCACATGTGTCATATCCAGCTGAAAGTACTACTCTCGTATCTCGTACGCTCTCATAGTAGCACTTCCTAAAGCTAGCTGAATACTTTTCATTACTTCCCAAACCCGACCTATTTATAAAATCAGCGACGTAGTTCCAGCTGTCAACTGGAACAGATTTTGATGCACCGATGTAGTCCGGAGTAAAACCCACAACTCGATTAGTCTTATTAATGCCGTAATAAGCTTTCCACTCATCCAGAGTAAGTTTGAGCTTACGAACAAAAATAGTTCTTTTTACATTCCAGGTTTCGTAAACAGGAATCTTTTTAACTTTCCTCTTTACCATTTCATCGATTGTTTTGCCGCTATTAGGTCTACAAAGTGCCTGACATACCTGCCCGTGTGACATTCTATCTAAGAACTTTGTAAAAGCCAATTGCGGGGAG